AGAAATCCTACGAACTCCCTCATTGGGGGCGAAGCCCCCAGTGAAACCCCCCCTTTTGCTTCTTACTTTTGGGTAGGCTACGCCTACCCGAAAAGTAGGATACGGTCGTTCTCCGGATTTTTCAATAGATATACCGAACTTTACTACAGTTATTTTACATAAAATATATGATATATAGTAATAATATAAAAATGGATTTTTTCCAATATATGGGTAATTTAACTAAAGAAAAAGATGTCACAGAATTTAATTGTCATTATCCGAAGTCAAGTTTAGGATATAAGACAAATAACAAATATCCAATATTTCCGCCTTTGATGGCTGACGGTCGCTCGGTTATTTCGTCTTGGGACACAGAGGCCATGTTGAATGAACAAATACGTAAACAGAACGGAATTACTAATAACTGGGACTATAGAAGGTATTTAACGAAAAACGCAAATCAAATAATGGAAAGCAACTACAATGAAAGTGCGAATGATACGGGGCATGTATTTGTTTCAGATTATAAAAGTGAATCAAACTCCCCTTTTTTATACGGTTCTATTTATGAAAAACCCACCTCTTTGCATTCCAATAATAGTGATTTGAAAGACATGTATTTAACAAGAGAACAATTGTATTCGCGCAAATGTACGCTTTCTATAAAGGAAAGTGATTTGAAGGTGTAAACCTTTGTTGTTTCTATTGAAAAATCCGGAGAACGACTGTAAGGAGTTCGTAGGAATATTATTTTTGTAAAGCTTTTACACCGTATGAATATTCCTACGAGCTCATTTTATTAGACAGGGTCGGCTATAGAGACCCAACGAGTTCTTTCACTCACACAAAGATAATAAAGATAAAATTGATATATAATTAAGTCTATATATCAAATACAAATAATATATTGAATGATACATCCAAACCAATTCATTGAAAAATCCGGAGGATTTCTTTCATATTCCGGAGAGCGTCAACAGATAGCTCGTACTAATATTTATAATGCGATGTATGGTGTTAAACACCACGACACTGTGAAAAACCCTTTATATTCCGAAGAGCGACCAGAGGGAGCTCGTGCAGCCGTCGTTCAATCGGCTCTTTTTCCATCTATTCATGACTATGATAGTATGTGCACAATAATCCAATCTTTTATATTAACAAAACAGTTATATGACGACGGCGTTCAGCCTCACATGTCTCCTTTTACCCCATCGTCTCAAAGAGTTATACATAAACCTCTCCCTCCTCCTCCTCATTTACAATTAAATGAAGAATCCATAAGTATTTCATTCATGGAACCTCATTGTCCTCAGCCAAATAATGATTTAATTACTATTGAAAAATCAGGAGGAGTGGCCGAAGGCCACGACGTAGGATTTCTTTCATATTCCGGAGAGCGACCGAATCCTACTTTTCGGGTAGGCGCAGCTTACCCAAAAGTAACAAGTAAAAGGGGCTTCGCCCCCAATGAGGGAGCTCCTAAGAATATTAAAAACCCGCACACCCAATTGAATACTACTCCCGTTACAGATATATTAAATAATGCGGTACTTACTTCAGTACCCCCCATCCCATCGACATTCCTACGAGCTCCCTCCGGTCGCTCTTCGGAATATAAAGGACCCTCTACCCCTGTTTCTTTGACCACTTCACCTTATTTTTCAGTAAACAACCAGTCCGACCCATTATTTTGGTATATGTTCATTTCTATTAATGGAATCAATGAATACCAATATTTGAATGGGCGTTACACGAACCGCATTATGGAGGAAAAACAGAAATTGGTGAATTTTATAAAGGTCAATGATATTTCTATAAAGCCGTTTTTAAAGAAAAATAAAATCACAGGGATTTCTTTAAAAACAATGCTATCAGGCGTTCTTTCAAATGAACCCGTGGATTTCAAAAATATCATTCTATATTGCTATTTTTACAAGATAAATATGACATTTGTGAATTTCGACAAACGTGTATATTTTACAGTTTGTGGGAATGAAGAAGATGGTGGGAATGACACATGCATGTATTATATAGAATTTTCTTTGAAAACGTCCACACCAGAAACAAATACATCTGCTACTCCCAACATCGTTAAAAAATATAAATATTCTATTTTAACTGACGAAGATAAAATAAAACAATCCAAATCATATTTTGGTATCGATAATGTAGATAAACCAATAAGTGCAATGACATCCTATAAGATATGTGAGTTGACTGAAATCGCCCAACAACTCGGACTATTGAACGGGAAAGACGGGGATGTTAAAATGAAAAAGAATAATTTATATAAGTTGATAACTGAATACTTCACGACCATTTTCATTTAGACTGACTGAAAGGAGTTTATATGAAAATGTAAAAGGAATTGAAAAATCCGGAGAGCGACTGCAAGGAGCTCGTAGGATTTCTTTTATATTTCGGAGAGCGACTGCAAGGAGCTCGTAGGATTTCTTTTATATTTCGGAGAGCGACTGCAAGGAGCTCGTATATATATCATATATTTTCACGTATGGCTTTTCCCACCGGAAATCGTGGAATTAAATCAGGGGAGTATTCCTGAAATACAACCGTCAACTGTTTACCTATATAACGTCCGGCTTCTTTGAAAAGCCGCTTTCTTTCTTCGAAGGTAGTCTTTGGTCTTACTGCAAACTGCCGTCCTTCTTTCGTAATACACTCCCATATCACCATTTCTTTATCGACCCCCTCCCCGTCGTGAAATCCTACTATCTCAAATTCATCTTCCATGAATTCTTTGTATTTTTGCAAATATTTGCTACGTTTATTTGGCTCATATATTCCATCCGGGTCACGTATCATAATACCTTCAAACCCATTCTCAACATACTCTGCGTGTTTTGTTTTGATGTCTTTTAAAGAGTATACCACCTCTGTGTCTACTTCGTGTACAACATCAACGGATGAACGGTATTCATCCTCTTCACGAACCTTATTAAATACATCTTTCAGAAAGGATGTTCTTTGTTTGAAAGAAACATTCGTATTTTCAGGAATATAACAGTCATATATGTGATATTGCAGTTTGTTTATGTTCACACGGTCTTCGTCGGTCAATATTTTAGTAAGGCGCACACATCCGTTAATTGTTTCAAACGGCAAAGAATCACAATACAGTTCACCGTCGAAATAGAGTGTTGTGGGTGATTTCATTACTCCGTTTTTTTCTTTGAATATTATTTCGGCTTGTTCAAAAAACAACTTGAGAATGAATTCTATATGGGACATATGCTGGAATTTCATTCCTTTGCGGGATTCTAGTATGATATTTTTCATTGAGTCGATTCTAGCAATGCATCTTATACCGTCATATTTTCTTTGAACGAAAGATGGGAAAGGAATTTTATAACCTCGTGTGGTGGAGGCTGATGTGTAGTTTTTCTCACTAAAGGTGTTTGCTAACATAGGACTGAACCGAGTATGTATATGATTCTCCGTCGTGACATCGGTATTTATAAGAGTATTTGTATTGATTATCAAAGAATCCGGAGACGAGGAGAGGGAAGTGAGGGATGGGGGGGAAGGGGTGTATCCGTCTCTTTCCGTCTTCTCTTTCCATTTCGAGTTGGCCTCTAATATAGCCTGTTGTAGAATGGTTCTATTTGACTTTCCTTTTTCAATGATTGTAATATGAGTTTGTTGTTTGCCGTCGGTCTCTCCGAAAGTAACACATATATTAAAAAATCCAGAGAGCGACTGCAAGGAGCTCTCCTGATTTATTGTATATTCCGGAGAAGTGGTCGAAGAAGACGACGTAGGAATATTGTATTTCATCTGATTTATGGAATGGTCATATACTGGTTCTATTTTGATTTCCCATTTTGACACCTTCCCTTTCGATTTATTTTTATATAAAATAGGGTATGTTGGTATTAGCGAGGCGGGTGGAATATTCGGGAGGGTAGACATTTTGTAAAATAAACTCGTACTCTTTATACTTATTGAAAAATCCGGAAAACGACCGTATCCTACTTTTCGGGTAGGCGTAGCCTACCCAAAAGTAAGAAGCAAAAGGAGGGGTTTCACTGGGGGCTTCGCCCCCAATGAGGGAGTTTGTAGGATTTCTTTTATATTCCGGAGGAGTGGTCGAAGACCATGCCGTAGTAATAATACACGTCACACCATAAACACTATAAAAATATAAATACTAAACTGTAAATAGTGTATATATTTTTTCATTGTAACTCAAATATAATGAGCAAATTCAAACATCCACTTACAAACTCGATGACTCCTCCCCCGAATAGTCACGGATACACCGGGTTTGTAAACTTGGGTAATACATGTTTTTTAAATGCATGTATTCAAATTATAAATCACATATATGAACTCACTCCTATTTATGAGACTGTATTTGACAAATATAAGAAAAACAACACACCCGACACGTTTTTCTTTGAGGAATGGGTGAATCTCCATAAGTTAGTATGGAAGAACGACGGAGTGGTATCTCCCGCCCGTTTCGTAGAAGTCGTACAAAAACTGGCAAACATAAAACAACTCGACCTATTTGCCGGATTTAGTCAAAACGACATTCACGAGTTCATTCATCTTTTCATTGATACATTACATACAAGTATTTCACGCAATGTGGATATTGTCATAAATGGAACGGCGCATACTGAAATGGATACAATGGCCATAAAGTGTTATAACTATCTACAGTCGGTATATAAGAATGAGTATAGTGAAATATTCGACCTCTTCTATGGGATTTACGTATCCCAGTTGACAGGAATGGATGAAAAACATACGGTATACTCAAGTATTCCTGAGAATTTTTTTATATTAGATTTGCCGATACCCCATATATCAACTAATGCCGGCGACGATTCCACTAAAAACATCAATAGTGTTACTGCCCCATTTAACATGTTTTCGCCCCAATATCAAAATTACCGACAGTCGTATTCAATATATGATTGTTTCGACCTATTTACCAAAGAAGAGTTAATGGAAGGAGACAATTCTTGGTTCAACGAAGCCACCGGAAACAAAGAGAGTGTCCACAAGAAAATAGAGTTTTGGAACTTCCCGAAGATACTGGTGGTATCTCTCAAACGTTTTTCAGCGTGTGGGCGATGGAAACGCAATAATTTAGTAGATTTCCCTATAAAATCGTTCGACCTTTCAAAATATGTGTGTGGTTATAACTCACAAAAATATAAGTATGATTTATTTGGGGTATGTAACCATTACGGGGGCTGCAATGGTGGGCACTATACTGCATTAGTATTGAACTATTTAGATGAATGGGTTCATTATAATGATGAAGTAGTTGAGAGAGGGGTCACAAACATAGTCACCCCCGCCGCTTATTGTTTATTCTATAGAATTATTGAAATAACTGGAGGAGCGAGTGCAAGGAGCTCGTAGAAATATAAAAGAAATCCTACAAACTCCCTACGGTCGTTTTCCGGATTTTTCAATATGCGTACCCAAAAGTAAGAAGCAAAAGGGGGGTCACTGGGGGCTTTGCCCCCAATAGAGGAGCTCGTAGGAATATTAAAAAATCCGGAAATCGACCGAAGGGAGATTGTAGGATTTCTTTTATATTGCGGAGAGCGACCGAAGGGAGCTCGTAGGAATATTGAAAAATACAGTCATGTATATAT